AGGAAATACAGGTCGCTCTGTGGCAATATAATCAGCAAGGTTTTTTCTCATCTCTTCCTTGCCGTATTCTGCGTTCATAGATTCAAATGTCTTGTTATCTAACACAGGTAGTTTATCATCCCCAGCGGCGGCTAATAGACGGCTATATAGTGTATTATTGCGTTGATAGTCTTTCATAGTATTATTATATCACAATTATTCTTTATTGTCAACCTCTTCAAACTCAGCGTCAACAACATTATCATCTTTTTTCTTTTCTTCTTTTTTAGGTTCTTCTTGTTGTTGTTGCATATCTTTATAGACTGCCTCACCTAATTTCATAGACGCTTCAGTTAATGTTTTAGTTTTGTTTTTAATATCTTCAACATCTTCGCCTTTAAGTGCTTCTTCAAGTTCAGTTATGCCAGTTTCTATTTTAGTTTTTTCTTCTGCTGTAACTTTGTCTCCATGTTCTTCAACAGTTTTCTTTAAACTAGCAACAAGACCATCAGCGTGATTTCTAGCCTCAATCTTTTCTTTTACTTTTTCATCAGCGTCTTTGTTTGCTTCTGCGTCTTTGACCATTTGTTCTATTTCTGTTTCTGATAAACCACCAGAAGCTTGTATAGTTATTTTCTGTTCTTTATTTGTACCTTTGTCTTTAGCAGATACACTTAAAATACCATTAGCGTCAATATCAAATGTCACTTCTATTTGAGGCATACCTTTAGGTGCAGGTGGGATACCATCAAGCATAAAGTTACCAAGTGATTTATTATCTTTTGCAAGTTGTCTTTCACCTTGTGAAACATTTATATTAACTGCATTTTGATTATCTTGTGCAGTAGAAAATACTTGACTTTTCTTTGTAGGTATAGTTGTATTCTTTTCAATAACCTTTGTAGATACACCACCAAGTGTTTCAATACCAAGTGATAGAGGTGTCACATCTAATAGTAATACATCATTTACATCACCTGCTAAAACACCACCTTGAATGGCAGCACCTATAGCAACTACCTCATCTGGATTTACTCCTTCATGTGGTTTTTTGCCAAAGAATTTTTCTACTTCTTTTTTAACCATAGGCATCCTAGTCATACCACCAACTAATATAACTTCATCTATATCTGTTGACTTTATACCAGCGTCCTTTAATGCTGTTTGACAAGGTGTCATTGATTTCTTAATTAGATTACTCACTAGACCTTCAAATGTTCCTCTATTTAATTTAACATTTAAATGTTTAGGTCCTGATTTATCAGCAGTAATGAAAGGTATATTGATTTCTGTTTCAACTGTTGATGACAATTCACATTTTGCCTTTTCAGCTGATTCTCTAACTCTTTGTAATGCTAGATTATCTGTTCTTAAATCCATACCATGTTCTTTTTTAAATTCTGCTAATAGATAATCTACAATTGCATTATCAAAATCTTCACCACCTAATGATGTATCACCATTTGTAGATTTAACTTCGAACACACCATCACCTAATTCAAGAATAGATACATCAAATGTACCACCTCCTAAATCATAAACTGCTATTTTACCTGATTTCTTTTTATCTAAACCATATGCTAATGCAGCTGCTGTTGGTTCGTTTACTATTCTTTTAACATCAAGACCTGCAATCTTACCAGCGTCTTTAGTTGCTTGTCTTTGTGAATCGTTGAAGTAAGCAGGTACAGTTATAACTGCCTCTTTAACTTCTGATCCTAAATATTTTTCAGCAGTTTCTTTCATCTTCTGTAAAGTGAAAGCTGAGATTTGTGATGGTGAATACTTTTTACCTTTTGCTTCTATCCATGCGTCTCCATTATCTGCCTTAACAATTTTATAAGGTGTTGTCTGTATATCTTTTTGTACAGATTCTCCGTCAAATGTTCTACCAATTAATCTCTTAACTGCATAGATAGTATTCTCTGGATTGGTTACTGCTACTCTCTTTGCTGGCATACCAATTAGCGTTTCATCACCAAACGATACTACTGACGGTGTTGTTCTTGCACCTTCTACATTCTCTAATACTTTCCCTTGTGATCCTTCCATTACGGCAACACAAGAGTTCGTTGTTCCTAAGTCTATTCCTATTATTTTACTCATTATATAATTCTCCTTTCTATGCTATATAATAACGATTTCTCTAATGTCAAGTGTTATTTTAAAAAAATTCATCTAGGTTTGATTTCTTTTCAAAGTTCCAACCAATTGCATTTACAATAAATCTTAATGGTTCTAAAAATGATTTGGTAAACATTTCATCATGGTCAATATATTGATGTAGTTTAAATTCTTTTGGTAGTTTAGTCGAGAATGATATAACATTCTCTCTTAAAGGATTAGGTTCTTTCAATGCAATAAATTTAATCTTATCACCATCTTGTATAGTTTCATACTTAACTAGTTTATGTTTCTTTAATTGATTATTATAAAGTAAAGCACCTCTCACATGAATAGGTGTTGACTTTTGATATATGTCTTTTGATGATGAATACTTTTTAAGATTATTACAACTTCTAGGATAAGCAATATCTTCAGGTGGCAACTTCTTAAAGTGTGTTCTAAAGTTTTCTATAAATTCAATCAATGCAGGTTCATCTTTTGTCATAATTACTTTTAATGCTTCTTTAATCTTGACACGACAAGGTGCAGGAGTTGACGACTTAACAGCCTCAATACCCATGATTTTTAGTTTAGGTTCTTTTAAATCAAGACCTTCTTCATTAAACACATTTAGAATATATCTTTTCTTAGCAGTCCATATACCTTTGTTGGCAATAACTTCTCGTTTCATAATCATTTTCTGATCGTATGCCTTAACATACTTTGCAAGTTTTTCAAAACTAGAATCAATAAATGGTTGTAGTTTTTCTTCACAAAATTTATCTAATACTTTTACAATCTTTCTATTGTCAGATTTATCTTTGAATACTTTATTAACCATTTCACCTAGTTTAATATAAATTGAATCTGTGTCAGAAGCCACAACATAAGTAATATTTTTAGTCTTTAATAGTTTGTTTAGATAATCATTCACATCACGCTCAATCCATCTGATAGTCAATTGACCAGCCATTGTGATACCTTCAGCGTGTCTTACATCAAAGTATCTAAAGTATTGATTACCGATTGCACCATAGGCACTATTTAAAGCAATCTTTCTTGACAACTGTATATTATAATTTGTAGATATTTCATTCTTTAATCTTTCATCGCCAGTTTCTTGATACAATGCTTTTGCTTTTGCCATTTTGTTTTTATAGATAACTCGTTCTTTGTATAATGTATCCATAAGTTCAGGCAAGAAACCCTGCTTGTCTGTCCTAAATTGAGCACCATTGGGAGTGATAGTTCTCGTATCTAGGTCAGACAGGTCAGATTTTTGATTTAACATATTCTCTACATTGACACGATTAGGGTCATAACCAACCATAGTTTCAGGAGAGATATTGTATTGCATAATTAAATGCGGATACAAACTGTTTAAATCGAAACTTACTATCCAGTCGTGAAAACCTACAACAGGATCTTTTACATACGCACCTTCATAACCTCTTGATTGTTTAGACTCTACTACAGCAGGTGCAACAATATTTTTAGATTTTAAATGATTAAATATAATAGTATCCCACATACGAACCTGACCAAAGCAATCTTGATAATTAACTTTTGCTTCATAGGCCATAGTCAAATGCAACTCAATAAGTTTCATTTTGTCTTCTAACTTATCAACAAGTTCTACATCTTGGATATTATATTCTATAAATTGTTGATAATCTTTTTGATAGAATTCTTTAAATGTATCATAAGGATTCTCATGTTTGTTTTCACCAAGTTCTACTTCACCAATGTAATCTAGTTTATAACTTTCTCGTCTAACAAATGTATGTTTACGATATAGATCAAGGTAATCTAATACAGAAACGCCCATGATGTCCCAATAGTTTTGTTCTTTATTAAAACCTTTTGCTGTTATTCTAGCACTTTGTTGTGAAACTACGCCCCAAGGACTAAACTGTAAAATAAATTCATCACCCATAAGTCTTCTAAATCTATTCATTAAAAAAGGTATGTCAAAGAATTTTACATTCCAACCTGTGATGATATCAGGATTATAGTCTAACCAAAATTCTAAAAACTTTTCAATTAATGCTCTTTCAGTAGTACACTTAATAAATTTTACATCATCACGATCATTTACAAAGTCATTCATACCGAAGACTATGATCTTCTTTGTTGTATGTTCTTTAACTGTAATAGAAATTAAAGGCTCAATTGCCTCATCTGAATCTGGAAAACCATTTTCACTTTCACACTCAATATCAATTGTAAGTATTCTTATCTGTTTAATATCCCAATCAATCTTACCTTTAAATTCATCTGCAATAAAAGGATATTGATATCTTGTATTACCAAAGTATTCAAAACCACTTACATCTTTATACTGATCAATCCATTTCTTTGCTTCAGGCATACTTTCAAAAGTAACCTTACCTACATCACGACCGTCTAGTGTTTTATATTTTGATTCTTTGCCTGATGGTACAAACAAAGATGGCTTGTAATTAATTCTAAACTTCTTATGACTACCATCATGGTTGACACCACGAACCAATAGCCTGCCACGATACGGCAATACCGAAGTATAGAATTTCATTAATATTATATCTGTGTATTGTTGAAATGTTTTCTTAAACTTTCAAGTTTTTCTTCTGCACTTGCAAG